TCAGTGGTTCAATCAAGAAGCGTTCTTCTGGCTTAATTTAAACCCTCGTTGGATAGACCAGCCCCAACGTAGTAGAAGACTGGTAGTTCACACCAATCCATATACCCCTGTATGGAAGTGAGAGTGGGCGATAAACACACACACAGAAAAAGGGAGAGTTGCGATGAGCAACACTAATCAAGACTGGTATGACGAAGAAGACTTCGACAATGTCAGTGATAACGAGCAATACTCAGGTGACGATGTACTAAAGAAGGTACGCCGTTCTGAGCGAGCTAAAGACAAGCGAGTCAAAGAGTTAGAAGCGGAACTGGAAAGTCTACGTAGCTTCCAGCGTGAAACTCTCGTCAGCAAAGTCTTGTCGGAAAAAGGCATCAATCCAAAGGTAGCCAAGTTTGTTCCAAGTAATCTAGAAGTTTCAGCAGAAACAATTAGTGCTTGGCTAGATGAAAATGGTGAGATCTTTGGTTTTGCGCAACAGTCAACATCTGCTCAACCTGCTGTAGATCCTAACGATCTAGCAGCATTGCGACAGATTGACGCTGTTACGTCTGGTGCGCTTTCTCCAGAATTTGTTAATGATGCTGCAAGCATGATTAGCAATGCATCTTCTGCAGAGGAACTCCTAGATTTCCTTTACAGCCAAGGTGCGGAATAATCGCAAATCAACTAACTTCTAAGGAAACTTAAATGGCTAACGCATACACCGCCCTCTCGGGTGGTACAGCTGCAACCAACGGTGGTCTTGGTGGTGGTGCTTACTCTTCAGCGAACAACGTTGGTACGTACACCGCTTCTAATGGCGCTGGTTTGGTTCAGCAAGCATACGACCGATTGGTCGAATTCGCACTACGTTCTCAGCCTCTTCTTCGCTCTGTAGCGGATAAGAAGCCAGCACGTCAGGCTATGCCTGGTTCGTCTGTAGCATTGCAGATCTACCAGGATCTAGCAAAGGTTACTGGTACGCTATCTGAGCAGGTTGATCCTGATTCAGTTGCTATTGGTACACCTACAATCAAGACCATTACCCTGAACGAATATGGTAATGCTGCTCTTGTGACACGTAAGCTTCAGCTAACATCACTTGCTGATGTTGATCCTGCTGTTGCAAACATCATTGCATACAACATGGCTGACAGCATTGACGACATTGCACAGGAAGAACTACGCAACGGTACTAACGTTGTTCGTGGTACTACCGCTGCAGGCTCAACCGCTGCTGCTACTGCAAACATCACAGGTGGTTCTACTGGTCACCTTATCCGTGCTGCAGACGTTCGCAAGATTGTTGCAAAGCTTCGTGCTAACAAGGTGGTTGCTCGCAAGGGCAGCATGTTCTGGTGTGGTATTCACCCAGAAGTTTCACACGATCTTCGTGCTGAAACTGGTGCTGGCTCATGGCGTTTGCCTCACGAGTACCAGACCAACGAAAACATCTGGGCTGGCGAAATTGGTTCATTCGAAGGTGCATACTTTGTTGAATCTCCTCGTCTATACACAGCACTAGATGGTTCTGGTGGTACTGCTGCTAACCGCGTTTACCGTACTTTCTTTGCTGGTCAGCAAGCTCTTGCTGAAGCAGTAGCGGAAGAGCCACACGTAGTGGTTGGTCCTGTAACCGATAAGCTCATGCGTCATCGTCCAATCGGATGGTACGGCGTTCTTGGCTTTGGTCGTTACCGTGAAGAAGCACTGTACCGTCTTGAGACTGGTTCAAGCATCTCCGTTTAATGCATCGTTGTCCTTGTCCCTCACCAAATGGTGGGGGACAGGGATGACCCTTAAGGATTTTTTATGTCATACCTATTTGTACCACCAATCATTGAAGAAGGACCAATGGGTGGTAACTATCTTTTTGCAAGATACACACGTCAAAAAGGTGTAACTGTATTTAAAATTGATGATACATTTTACGAAACAATGTATCCAAGTCAAGACGATCTTGCATTAGCAGATGCTATTTACATGGGTGGACACGAGTACTACATTACTGAAGCAGAGAAAAATGATCTAGAATCTGCTGGTTATGAAGTGACGGCTTTGTAATGACAATACAAGACAAAGCGGCAATAGTAGGGATTATTTCAACATGTTTCAGTTTGGCAATCGTTCTAGGCAAGTGGCTCGTTGTAACTCCTTTGAAGAATTTTATTCGGGAACATACGTATCCGATTCAACCAAATGCAAATGGTGGAAAATCTTTACCAGACATTGCTAAGACTGTAATTGAAATTAAAACTTTACTTGATGGTGTAAACTACCAATTAAATAAAGTAGAAGATCGTTTAGACAAGCACATCGAACATCACGTTGAGGGTAAAGCATAATGGCTACAGGCACACATAACATTACAGCTCGTCAGGGTTCTCAATTTAGATTCCGTTTCAACATTGCCACCAATGGTGTTGGCACCAATCTAACTGGTTACTCTGCTGCTATGCAGGTTCGTAAAACAGTTAACTCTTCTACAACTCTTCTTAATCTTGTTAGTCCTACTAACATTACGCTCAATGCTTCTAGTGTAAATGGTGATGTTCTTGTTTTGGTTTCTGGCTCTAGTATGGCTGCCCTTCCTGCTGGTACTTGGGTATATGATTTCGAGTTAACGGATGGATCTGGTAATCCACAGGCAATCCTTGAAGGCAAGTTTATTGTCAAGGCTGAGGTGACACGCTAATGGCTACTGAAGTAACTATTTATGAAACCGTTAATAACGTAACGGTTTATGAGGATGTTACGGATGTTAGCATTTCTGAAGATGTCATTAACATTACGGTAGATCAATCTACCGAAACCACTACAGTAACAATCTCTAATGATCAAGGTTTACAGGGTCCGACTGGCGCTACAGGTCCGACTGGTGCTACTGGTCCTACTGGACCGCTTAACCCTTATTCAGTTGTAACTAATCCAGCTGCTACACAGACTATTGTTAACAGTGTTTCTGATGTTGTGCCGTTGGCTATCGATCAGTCTGGTCAGGCACATTCGTTAACTGCTCGTTTGTCTGCAACTTCTGGTTCTAACATTACTGCATTGAATGTTGTTTCCGACAATCCTGATTCTTCTGCTATGTGGGTGTCGGGCAAAGAGTATGGTCATGGAACTTTGAAGGTTGCCCATCTTCAGCCTGAGTCTGGTTCGGATGCTGATGCAGCAGCAATTTCTATCAACTTGGCTAGTGATGTTACTCGTGGTCCAGCAGGTGATGCAACTACAACCCAAGGTATCTACATGGATACTTATCAGATTGCTGATAATAGCATCAAGTATGCTACTACTGGTAATTTGTTGAATCTAAAAAATGCTGGTGTTCAGAAACTTGTTCTTAACCCTAATGGTCAGTTGCAGTTGCCCCAGACTACAGCTACTGGTGGTATCACTATTGGTGGAGATACTGAACTGTTTCGTGCTTCAGCAAAAGTGTTGCGTTCTAATTCTGCATTGTATTTGAATAATACTACTTCTGATTCTGTAACGTTTTACACTTCGGTTACTTCTGGTCTTGGTTCTAGTGTTGCTCCGTTTGCTATTAAGAATACTGGCAAGGTTGAGTGGGGTTCTTCTGGTTCTGCTCGCGACACTTTTTTGTACCGTAGTGGTGTTAATGCTTTAACTACTGATGGTTCTTTAACTGCTACGTCTTTTAGTGGTTCTGGTACTTCTTTGACTGGTGTTGCTTTGACTGGTTCGGCTAATGCTTTTACTGTTGGCGGTCACACGATTACAAACGCAAGTGCCGCGGTAATTCCGTTGGTAGTTACAGGTGCTAGTGGGCAGACTGCTAACCTTTTTGAAGTGAACCCGTTAGGCACAAATGCCTTGAGGGTAGATGCTACTGGTCACACTTATGTTCTTAACGGGCGGGGTCTATTTGTTAATAGTGGATTTCAAACAACTACTAGGTTTGCGGTTCAAGCCTCATCATCTTTATGGGTTGCTGCTGTAATTAAGGGTGCTGCTTCACAAACCGCCAACTTGCAAGAATGGCAGAACTCCAGTGGCTCCATTCTCGGTTTGGTCGATGCTTACGGCTCTGCCGCTTTCGGTGGCAACAATGCACTTGGTTCATCTCTTGGTGTGCAGACTGCTGGCAGTACAACTCAAAAAGGCATAACTGTTCGTGGTGCTGCCTCACAAACCGCTGACCTGCAACAGTGGCAAGACTCCGCAGGTTCAATTCTTGCACGAATAGACTCCGCTGGTGTAATTCGTGGAAACAGGCGAGCAATCTTTACAAGTGCCGCAGGCACAGACATACCACTAGTCGCACAAGGCAATCCGTCCCTGACCGCCAACTTGCAAGAGTGGCAAACCTATCTTGGTACAGCCGTAGC